GAAGAAAGCTTGAATTTCAAATTCGCTTTATTCAATTGATAGAACGATCAGTTAATGCCATCGATCTCAATTGAAGTTTACGATAAAGAGAGACCGACTTTACTGTTGTTGACTCTCCGATTCTGGCCCTCGAGTAATTCAATCCCTTTGAACTACACGTACGAAGAAGAAATAACCCTATACGGCAGACGCAATTACGAGGAAGTAACAGAAGTTCTACTGAACTCTCGTTGCACTACTCCAAATTGTAACGTTTGGTGTGTATTGGGGCTCGCGAGTTTGAGAAACATCGAGCTGTGGGACGACGAAGTTGATTGCTTCACCGACTACCAAGATAATTGGGTCGACGGTTCCTGCTCTGTTTGTCAACAGTCGCTAGAAGCGCGTACCGAGATCAGGGATAACGGACCAGAGAAATTCTGGGACGATTCTTCCGACGACGAAGACCATAGATAATTTGCAAACAGTCCCGGCAATTACAAAGACAACTTCATACAGTTGTTTTAACTTCAAAGCATTCAATCTATTTAAGAAAGAGACAACCCGCAATGAATTCAAACACTATTCTGGCGGCCCTTCTGTACTGGTTGAACCTAATGGCAACCATGGCAGTCTTTATCCGGTTCGAGAGCCAAATACTTCAGACGAAGTATTACTCCCAGATAATGACAGCCGCCATTTTGCTGCCCGCGCTGAACGTGCTGTTCGGCTTGCGCATTTGGCAAAGATGGAGGGTGGTGATAGTGAAGGAGACAAACCCCAGAGAAGTAATAAATCTGGTGGGAGATCCTTTCCTAGATCCCACACGCGGAGTACTCATGAATGGGATCTCCACCTCGGGGAAAACCTTTGAGGTGTTGATTGAGCCCAAATGGTGGCATTTATTCCCCCGTTCTGCAATATCTAAGGATGGGGAGAAGGAATGTGCCATATTCAATGCTGGGTATAATGGAGTATTGCCGGGAACGGAACCCGCGTCTTTAGTAATGCTCAAGGCAAAGGATTTGACCGTGGGCTTCGGTGCTAGAGTCAAGTACAATGGATCTTCGGATTATTTATTGACTGCACATCATGTGATTAAACCCCATGAGAAGCTCAGTTTGTGCAAAGGAGGATATGTGGTTGAGAACGTAGATTTGACTGTGGATTGTGGCTCTGCCCATGATGCAGTTGATTTTGCATTGATTAAAGTGTCTCCCGCAGTGTGGTCTAAGTTAAGAGTCGGCGTGGGTAAGTTCGAGCCCATGACAAGGAAAACCCACGTAACAGTATACGGTGGGTCCAACTCTCTAGGATTGCTCAGCTCGTCTGGCCCCGCTTTTAAAGGCAAGGCTGGATACACTATAGTTCACGAAGCCTCAACAACAAAAGGGTGGAGTGGAACTCCATTGTATAGTGGCAACGTTATAGTAGGCGTTCACACTGGCAGTGGGCAAGTGGGATTCAGTAATAGGGCAACGAATGTCAAATTCCTGCTGGACTCTGTTTCTAAGTTTGAGACAATTTTCTCCGAAATCTCCTATGGGGAATTGGATATAGATAATTATTTCCTCAGAAACAGTAGTGACTTCCTAGAGGTTGAGATATCGGGGAAAGGGAAATTCCTGCTAGGAGACTCAAGTTTTGTTGACATAACCAACAAGTCTCTAAGCTGGGAAAAGGAAAAGCGCGCGAAGGGAGAGCTAGTATGGCATGATGCTGACGACGATGATTTTTATGAGGACGCCAATTTCTTGGCTGACTTCTATAAGGACTCCAAGGAGACCGTCGACTCCATGCTAGAGCATTTAAACTGCCAACGGGCGGCCACTACGAAAGTTGTGTCGCCGCCCTTATTAAGCTTGCGTCCTATGAGTGGGATGACTCAAACCAGAGTCTCTCCTCACGAGGGATGCCCCTTGCCATCGCTGGAAGATCGAATTGCAAGTTTAGAGAAACTGTTAGAAAGGAGCTTGGAGCAGCTGTTACAGCTGCAAGTTTCGAGTTCCCAGAACTCAAAGGATATAGCTGGCCTGATAGAGGTTCAAAAGCAGAGCTTGGCTCTCTCCTCTATCAAGCGGGAAGGTTTAGGCCAACCCCCCCGCCAGCAAACCTCTACAAAGCAGTCACTCAACTTGCCCCTGAGTACCCAGAAACAATCCCCAGGGCCTGTCTCAGGAGAGAGCAGTGGAACAAAGAAGAAATCGCGCAAGCGGCGAGGGAGATCGGACAAAAGAAAGTCAATCTCAAAGCCTCCCCCGGCGTCCCACTCTCCATCTTGGGTAAAAGTAACGAAGAAGTGCTAAACAGGCACGGGGACCTTGTGTACATAGCAGTAGCGGAAAGGCTATGCATGTTGGCAGAGGCAGATCTTGTAGACTCTCCGGACCCAGTGGAATTAATAAAAGCTGGGTACTGTGATCCGATAAGGTTATTCGTCAAACAAGAGCCACACCCCCTTAAGAAAGTTGAGGAGGGTAGGTTCCGATTAATCTCTTCGGTGTCACTAGTTGACCAACTAGTTGAAAGGCTACTCTTCGGCCCACAGAATGAAACTGAAATAGATCTCTGGCAGACGGTTCCTTCCAAACCTGGAATGGGACTGTCCCAACCCTGGCAGGTAACTGCTTTGTGGCACGACTTAGAGCACAAACATTCGCTCAGTCCTGCAGCCGAAGCAGATATCTCGGGTTTTGATTGGTCAGTCCAGTCATGGGAGATCTTAGCTGATGTGTGCATAAGGATAGATAGGGGAGGTTTTAAAGGTAACCTCCGGAAAGCCGCCTTGAACAGATTTAAATGCTTTTCAAATGCAGTGTTCCAACTTAGTGATGGGACATTGATTAGTCAAGGCTTACCGGGTCTGATGAAATCTGGCAGTTATTGTACTTCAAGTACCAACAGCCGGATTAGGTGCTTAATGGCAAAAATCATTGGAGCCCCTTGGTGCATAGCCATGGGAGATGACTCGGTAGAGGGATATGTTGAGGGAGCTAGAGGGATGTATGATTCTCTCGGTCACACCTGCAAGGATTACATTCCTTGTAAGGCTGACCTAACTGGACTTAAGGAAGTGAACTTTTGTTCACATACCATAAGAAAGGATAGCTACTACCTCCAGTCCTGGGCAAAAACCTTATTTCGATTCCTCAGTCAACCTGAAGATGTTAATGAACTTGCTGTGGAATTGATAGGATGTCCTGAGTGGCCTCGGATATCCAAGTACCTCCGTCGGATAAACAGGATCTCCGACAAAACTTCAGAAGGAGGGAAAAAGAAAGATGGTAGGCCGCAGGGTGAGGAGAACGAGAAAGAAATCAGGTCAAATGACCACCACCCAACAACAACAATCCCGACAGAGATCTGGTGGGAAACAACCCCAGAATCAAATGATACAGGTCAAGAGAGAGAGGACCCCTATGGCTTCAACAGTGGTCATAGGGAGATCTTTCCCTGCAATTCACTCTGAAGGGACCCGCACTAGGGTGTGTCACACTGAGCTAATTAGAACGGTGGATGTAAACACTACATTCACTCTAAATTTCACTTGGTGCATACCCAGTGCTTTCCCCTGGTTGTCTGGTGTAGCAGTCAACTGGAGTAAGTGGCGGTGGGTGAGCTTAAGGTTTACCTATATGCCCGCTGCCGCAACAACTACACAAGGGATCGTAGCCTTGGGCTATCTATATGATGCCCTCGATACCGTTCCTGCCGCGTTACAACAGATGAGCAGTTTAGCTGGTTTCTCTACCGGAGCCGTATGGTCTGGATCTGAAGGATCTGTACTACTCAGAGCTGCCAATAAGAATGGAGACGTACCAGGCGCAGTAAGCTCTCAGTTACACATAACTGATGCGAGCAAGTACTACAGGTATGAGAATTTAACCAACTTTGCTGCAATAGCTGAAGGAACAAAGAACCTTTATGCTCCAGCTCGCGTGGCAGTCGCAGCGGCGAATGGTGCTGCCAATGTTGGCGGCGTTGGTACCATCTACGCAACCTATGTCGTGGAGCTGATCGATCCGATTAGCGCTACGCTGAACTCAGTGAACATCTCAGACACTGGAAACAAAACCGGAGAGCTGGCGGAAAGCTAACCCGTCTTCCTGGCAGATGAAAATTCTGCTACTCGCAATCGCGTTCATATCCGTGATTCGCTGAGATCATCATTTCAGATATGTGGGGAGATATAATCTCCCCCCCTGTCATCGTGGAGTGC